CTTACGATTAGTATCAGACAGTTTATACCCCATATACTTTGCTACATCTTCTTCTGTACAATCCTCGAAATATAACATATGATATGCCCCGTATTGTTTCTCTCCAAGTTTTTTTCGCATTTTATCATTAAGCTTTTGTGTATCAACGTCATAATCAAAATATGAATCACACTTAACGTTTATAACATGCTCAGCATCATCCAGACTAGATGCAGTTTTCAATTCTAGTCCAAATTTTTTCTTCTTTGACCATTTAGCATAATCTTTGCACGAAATATCTTGGTTACCACTCATGGTCTTAGCACATAATTCATCCCGTGCATGTATACATGTCGAACAAGGTTTTATATAAGATCCATAATGGTTTCTTATAAGATTCCACATCCTATTCGTAATTACACGACTAAGCCACGGCTCTAACGGACGCGACTGATCCCACATGTGCCACTTTTGGGCGATGTGTGATTTTACCACCTGTTCAACATCTTCGAAGTCAAACCACTTGATAGCATCTAACCGCCACCTTGATCTCTGCTTCTTAACTGCTCGATCTATGATGTCTTGGTAGTCTTCATACTTCTTCTCTTCGGGCATTAAGGTTTAGAAGTGAAGTCATTCAGGTCGTACGATCCCTTCCCCTTATAGTCAGGTGGTGTGTTTTGACCCGCTAAAGAACCAATGGTAAAAGTTTTAGGTTTTTCAATTTCTACCTGCAACCCTCTTAGTTGCGGAACGAACTCTGCATCAGTTTCGTTATCCGAAACTACAGAGGCTTTAGTTTGATGGGGAACCTCCTCCACCGTAGCTTGAGATTGTTGCGTCCCTCCAAAACTTGCCCCGCATTTAGAACAAAAATTAGGTTTAGCAAAATTATATTCAATCTTAACCCCACAACTATAACAAAATATGTGACTCATCTTACAATTATATCAAAATCAGTAAGTAATTACACTATTTTTCACCTTCTAACTTCTTAATAATGAATTTTAATATTTTACTACGCACAATATCGCTTTCATTAAAGCTAAATGTGTGAATCCCCATATCTTTAGATTCATCATCATTGAATTTTTCGAACATGGGCTTGAATCCACTTTTTCCATTGATATCGCTTTGAAAAAAATCGCCTCCAATAATGATTTTACTGTTTTCACCTATGCGAGTGATCAAAGTAGTTAATTCTTTTAGCGTAAAATTCTGCGCTTCATCTGCAAAAACTAATTTATTCTGCCAACTCGCTCCACGAAGGAAGTTTATTGGGACCGCTGACACTTTTTCGCGTTGTTTTAAGTAGATCGCGTCCCCAGAAGCAACGATTTCTTCCATTTTGTCATAAAGTGGACACAAAAAAGGATCAAACTTATCTGCAATGTCCCCGGGTAAGCTTCCCAACCCCGTATCAGCACTTTCAGCAATACTTCGAACATATAAAATATCTTTAGAGAAGTCCTCCTCTAATAATTTTAACATCCCATACAGGGACATGTAGGTCTTTGAGCTTCCCGCAGGGCCAGAAACAAAAATAATCTTAGACTCTTCGTTTAGTATGAGGTCTAAAAACTTCTTTTGTTTGGGGCTGAATCTAAAATTTCTTTTATTAAACTTTATTGATCTCTCAAAATCCGCTAGCAACTCAAACGGAACCTCTTTTTCCTTAGCAACCTTTTTTCGGGGCATATGTATATATTACACTTATTTCTATAGAATAACTTCTTTTATGGTAGCTTTTGTAACTAAAGTCTCGCCACCATTCACAGAATAACCTTCTTCAATCACATGCGCCCCAGCACTTACTGTTAAATCAATATCAGCAGAAGCAAAGTGAACCCCACTATCCTGAATGTCCTCCAACAACACCCCAAAAGTACTGGTTAATTTACTACCGCTAAAATCAATAAACGAATTCAGACCTGTAGACTGCACGGTCACATCAACCTCCACCCCATCCACTAAATGATCAGTAGCGTGTTTTGAACCTATCGTATAAACGGGGCTTCTGGAATATGTTTTTGTATAAGTTAATTCACTAAGCATATTAGACCTCACCACATTGCCAGTTCCAACCAAACTGCAATCATGACCATATATAAAATCATTACCACCCAAAAGCGTATTAGTATTATTATCTATCGCCCCAGTTATCGTGCCAGCACTACTAGGATTGTAACTACTAAAAGTCACACTACCCATCACAGGCTCAAACGGTCTAACCGTAGCATTAAAGCTATCTATATAACACTCACTGTAATTATTACCTCCAACACTCACCAGCATTGTGTCTTTGCCAGTCCCATGAAACAAATCAGAGAAAAAATTTAAGCCATCGTAACTTAAATCACTACTCCTCACAAGAAAATCCACGCTAATCTTGCAGTCAACATCACCATTAAACCTCAACTGATCATTAGCGTCGATATTCGCGGCCAATTGTCTTTTTACTTGGTTTTTAGTGGAGAAATCCACCCCAACCCTCGTCCCCATAATAGGATCGCCCCCATTAACCTTAACTGGCATATTCCTGTATGTCATACTTTATGTTACACTTTTTGTTGACCAAAATCCATATCAGGAAATATTTCTGCTATTTTTTTGAAATGTTCTTCAATTTCTTCGGGATTAACTTTATTGCCTCTAGCGATATTCTCAATACCCGATAACGGTCTCAAGTTCGTATAGTGATTCGGCCCCATGCCTTCAAAATAAGTAGGTAGTAAGTGTTTTTTTTCTTTCCACTTAGATATAGGAATAAGGTGATCCACATGCCAGCAATCCTGATGATCGGAGTTCTCACCAGCACCCTTATTATCCCAATTCATCCACTCACCATATATAACGAACTGCTTCTCCAAATACCATCTCAGAGCTTTTGAGTCCATTCCCATATCTTTAGTTTCCGCTTTGATATCTCCATCTACAACATCACGCAGTCTTCTTCTTAAGTTCTTGACAACTTTTCGTGCAGGGTTGTTTTCTTCCCATTTTTTTCTTACCGCTTTAGCAGCTGGAGTTTTATTGTACTCCCTCATATAAGCTTTTAAATCCTCACGATTTTCTTCGTATCTTTTTTTTGTGCAATCGAAGCATTCGTTAGACCTGCTACCGATGTCTTTATATTCATAAAAATCCGACCAACTTCTAATTTCCCCGCATTTGATACATGGCTTCATTTTTTTTGTTCTATTATCCCCAAATTTAGGCTTACCATCAGACCCGAAAATAACATAACCCAAATTAAACAGATCTAAAATCCTACCCTCAGATAATTTATTTACTTTGTCTTTCCCTGCATATTTTATGTTATCACCCTTAAGCTTTTGGTGGCAATTCAAAAAAGATTCGAAATCTAACTTGGTTATATATGGTCTATTTACAAGATGAATCCCCTGAAGACTGGGCGCTTTGATTTTTTTTATAAAACTAGGGTTTTTGCGTTGAATCATGTCTCTTGCATTTTTAGAAAGCTCGCCTCCAACCATCTTACTACGGAGAGACCCTCTCTGCTTTAAAATTTCAGCTACTTCAGACATAAACAGAATATCTTCCCTTTTGATTTCTGATTTAGCCCAGAACTTCGCTTCAACGATTTCTTTATAAGGGGTTAATACCACCTTAATTTGATCACCATGCTGCCCAGCCACACTATCCTCCCTAAAGCATTCGGGGCAAATATTTTGATTTATTTTAATCTTCCTCTTATAAACCACATCATCTGTGATTTTTTGCTCAATTATAAATGTCTTTCTTTCCTTCTCTTCGTTACAGATAATACAACACATTCCTATATTATATTCGCGGCTTATTAATTTTATATTTTTTATACTGGTTTTTGATGGAGATTCACTTTTGCCAAAAATGACCCCGCTATTTTTTTTCATCCAACGTCCAACTATGATAATTTGATAGTTGAGTTTTTTAGAAAGTACTCCCCCCGCGACTCTGCGCGGTATCGTGTCAAGTGTTTTTTATATTAATCAGGGCCTGTATTACAAGTCAAAAAAAAAGCACTATTGAGGTAAAAAAAGCTTTTAATTCATGCGGATCTGTGCTAAAATACACGCATGGCAACGATATACTTCTCAGGAGGAAAAATTAAGCACGCAAACGAAACCAAGAGTTTCGTCATCATCTCGAAAACCGCTCAAGGCGAAGAGTTCGCTTGGGGTGAGACTGCCGACGCAAAAAGAGTTGAGCAGATCAAGAATGGCGAACACTGGGCTTTCCCCGAAGGGAAGTTCGTTCGCGTCGAGGAGTTCGAAAACCGTAAGGCTTCGTGGGCTTCCAAGCATAGAGAAAGGCTGGAAATTCTTTACGGTCGCTTTTACTCCCCCCGTTAAAAAAAGTTTTCTTTTTATACGAAAAGAGCTTGCATCACTTAGAAAAATAAAGTAGAATACCCACATGACAGCAACCGAAGAAGCACTAGCAGCAATGGCCAAAGCCGAAGAAAATTGGAACAAGATGGTAGACAGAACCGTCGAAGTCGGAGAGCAGTTCATAAAAGAATGCCAAGAGTTCAGAAAAGAACAAGAGGAATGGTTCCTTGACCTTGGAAAAGAAAACAAGTAGAATAAACACATGACAGACCAAAACACAATCAGTCAATTAGCTAATGTTTCTTGCGAAGAGTTCTTCGCTAATTACCAAGGCCAAACCGTCTTGGTTCATGAGACATTCCAACAAGACAACAGCGCTTGGATCTCATTCAATGACGGACACGAAAAAGAAGTTTCTCTTGAGTCTCTCGACCTCTAACAATAAAAACATTATGAATCTACACAATTTTAAATATCAATCCCCAATGGGGAAAGCTATCTTGATTCTTACCTACCCCATTCTCTTCCCTCATCACATTGGGGAGTGGATGCGTGCGCGTAAGTTGAAGCGAATCATTCGCAAAGGTCTTCCCGAAGCGTGCAAGAATCCGCAAAGCGTGACTGCGGAAATAGTGAACGAAGCGAGTTGGGAACTCCGCTCGATTTACGGCAAGTAAAAGTTTGGGTGGCCAATGGTTTCGACGGGACGCAAGTCTCGGATGGGGGTTCGATCCCCCCGCCATCCACCAAAAAAAATACTTGACACGTTGAGTTTTTATGTTATGAAAAAAACGCTGTAACTCACTGAGTATCAACGAGTTACGGCGAAGCGCCCCCGCCCCGCCCGTAACTCACTGAGTATCAACGACTTACGAAGGTTTTCCCATACCAAAACAAGCCATCGTGTCAACACTTTTAATCGAAAAAAAAGTTTCTTTTTTATGCAGAAAAAGCTTTTCTTTTGTGAGATTCTCCTGTATAATATGCCCATGTCCGACACTAACACATCACCAAAGTTCCGCACCTACAAGACCAAGCATCTCATTCTCTCGGTCTATCGCACTGGCATGACCTACTTGCACATCTCTGTAAAAAATAGTCAGTGGAGCAGATACAAGTTCCAAGCTATCACCCGCGAGCAAGCAGCTAAAGCTCTCCTCGATATCCGCGCAGCCAAACGCGCAGCCAAGAGAGTAGAGGCCGAAGCCCTTGTTTCTGTCGCTTCCTACCTCTAAAAAAAATCACTTTAATAGCAAAATAGTTCTTGCACCCAACCAAAATCTAGAGTATAATTACCTCGTTATGAAAAACACCACTACCACTACCACCACCAATGTCGGCATCAACTACAAGTTCGACCACGCCCTGTATGGACTCAGCGACGAAGACCTCAAGAAAAAGCTCACCAATCGCGTGGTGACTTACTACAACCACGACGAATCCTCTGTCAAAAATGACGGCGTTCGTAGTTTCGTGATCAAGTCAGTTGATCACACCGATCACGCCAAAGGTTCGGGTCGCCGTTACATCCAAGGAGAGGTGCAAGACCTCGACGATGGAGGCAAGACTAAGTTCCGCACTCTGCATGTTTCGGGAATCACCAAGGTGAAGGGTCGCGTGGCGACCGCTTACCAGCTAGCCAAATCAGTTTTCTAATGGTGTTGTGTGTCAGCCCGTCAGTCTCTTCGGAGGCTGGCGGGTTTTTTTTGTGTTTTTATGCAAAAAGATCTTGTGTTTGATTCTTTTCTGGAGTATAATCTCGGCATGGCAACAGTAACACAAGACCAGCTCGCAGAATTCGCATACAAGGCAGCACTCAACAATCAGGAGAGTAACATCTGCCCCACCTCCTACCTTGGCTATATCATACCCGATGAGTTTCCGAATGGAGAGGAATCATATGAGATATGGGCGTTCGCCTACAAGGACGGATTGGAGGACGCTCGGACATACATGGCGCAAGGCGCGGAGGATCGAGCGCGGGACTGGCAGGACTAACCGCCCCACACAAGGCTCCCGAAAGGGAGCTTTTTTTTTTAATTAAATTAATCTTTTGTGTTGACAGCCGCGAGAAAACAGCTAATAAGAAAACTCTCGTAACTCACTGAGTATCAAGGAGTTACGGGCGGGGGCGGGTCCGTTCGCCGTAACTCGTTGAGTATCAAGGACTTACGAAGCTTTTACCCTTACTATATATCTCACCCGTTGCAACCCTAAAAACAAAAAAAATAAACCTGTCTGACAGCTTAAAAAAAGATTTAAATATATGCAGAAAAACCTTTTCTTTTGTGCGGATCTGTGCTATACTATGCCCATGAAAGAAATTGCTACTTCCCTAGTCTCCGATCTTACATTCATTGAGATAGCTGAAACTCATCGTCCTAACCAGTGGGCTGATTGGTATGTAGAATTCTCTTACGAGGGCAAAGACTATGAAGGCTCTTTACAGGCTGGAGTTCATAACGCCGAAGATTTCCATCACAATCGAATCGAATACATCGAAGAAAAATAATTAAAAAAACATTTAAAAAGGGCTTGCGCCCATCCCCCAAATTCTTTATACTTCCCCCAGTAAGAAAGCTCTATAGTTTAAAAAGTAAAACATTCTCCGCGACCGCTTCAACAATAAGTCACTGCAACCCCAATGGTTCAGGCGAGAAAGACAAAGGTGCAATTCCTTTTAGAGCGACCAATTTCCCAAAAACAACAACACTAAGAACTAAATAATAAGATATGAACGACATTGTAACACTAGAAGATCTAATGAAGAAGTTAGATGAGACTTGTCATGTATGTAACGGTAAAGGTTATCATGTCGAAATATCAATCGATTATGATGGCAGTAAGCATAAAGAAAAAATAAGATGCTATTGTTGTGACGGCAAGGGTCTCAAATAATAATTTATGCTTGGCAACAAAAGCGCTGTAACTCACTGAGCGACAACGAGTTACGGCGAAGCGCCCCTCGGTCGCCCGTAACTCCTTGAGTATCAACGAGTTACGAAGGTTTTCCCCATACTATAATCTCAGGCTCTGTCAAGCCTTTTACTAAAAAAAATAAATAAAAAAAGATGCAGAAAAAGCTTTTTTAAAATCAAAAATTAGACTATAATACCGACATGACCAACCAAGACAACATCACCCGCCTGATCAATAAGCAGTTTGTTTATACTACCTCCAACAATGGAAATCTCCGCATGTATCAACTTCGCGGGGTTGAGCGTTCAACTAAGGAGTTCGCAGTTTGCAAGGTAGTTGACAAAAGCCACGACAGCGAGAGCGGTAACAAGGAAGTTTTCAGAACTCTCTACTTCTCACGCATAGAAAAATAAATTAAAAAAGGGCTTGTCCCCATCCCCCAAATCACTTATAATCTCCCCCGTAAGAAAGCTCTATAGTCTAACAAGCAAGACAATCTCCACGACCTCTTCAATAACACGCTCGATGATAATCTCGGCGAGAAAGTCACCGCAACCCCAATGGTTCGGGCGAGAAAGATAAAGGTGCAAGTCCTTTTAGAGCGACCAATTTTCCAGACACAAACATTATGAACTTATCAAAAGAATCACAGGAAGCATTAGAAGCTATGGCTAAGGCCGAAGCAGGATGGGACAAATTGGCAAAGGAGACTACCGAGGTCTCGGGCCAATTCCAGAAAGAGTGCCAAGAGTTAAAAGTTGAATTGGAGGAATTAAAATAATCATGACAGAAAAAGAAAAATTCGAAAAAGCCATGCAAGAATACA